ATGCATCCAAGTCAAATTCCCCAGTTACTGCTGTCGTCTGCGCACCCTCAACTGTTTCACTAACATTCCCTTGAGTTTCTTTAGTCATATTCCCTTTAGAAGTTACAGTGTTTGTGCCAAGATTGGTTTGCTTATAGTCTCCAGTAGAAAATATTTGAGTATTCCCGAACGTGGTCAATGCATAGTCTTCATTTACATTTAATGTATAATCACGCTTAATATTTTCAACCTTTTCCCCAGCAACCACATTATGAATTTGATCCCCTTTAATGACTGAATTATAATCATTTTTAGCAACACTTGTCGATCTATTTTGTAGAACTTCCGTTTCTTGGTTATGTCCGACTTTAGTTTGCCATGACTTTTTAAGGTCCATTGACATTTCACCCTCAACCTCTAGATGATAATCGCCTTTGATCAATTCTCGTTTGGTGCCTTGGACAGTAACGTTCCAGTCACCTCTAATATACATATTCTTCCCTTTAAGAACTATTTCATTATCATCTCCGATAATCTTAATGGTTCTTTCGCCAGTGCTGAGTATTTCCTCATATGTTCCTGTCGGATGATATCTATGATATCGGGTTGTGCTGTCATCAAATTCTTGTAAATGTCCGCCCTCAGTTTCAAATACATGATTTTGGGGATATACTGAAATAGAACCTCCAGCCGCAGGAAGTTCTTTCCAAGACTTATATGAATAATATGCCTCATCACGATCAGGAGCAACTGAAGTAATTTTAGGCGGTCTTGCGCATGGATAAACTATTTCGGTTCCGCTATCATTTGATCTAGCATTATCTTTAGTTATCCTAGCATTATGTTCTTCGCAACGATCTGCTCTTGCTGCCCAATTAACATCAGTTTCGCCTATCCATCTAGGAATTCTATCGCTCGGATCATTAAATCCTATATAAGAATCTGAAAAAGTTTCAGGCACTCCCACTAGAGATCCAATTACGATTGGTTCTTGAGCACGATCTCCGTCCATAAAGAACCCAATAACCCAAGAACCCTCAACTAATCCTGTCGGGGAATGTCCCAATCCACTGGCGGACGCAGACTGTATACCATTAGTGACTAATGCCCATGGCAAATCGTCGGTCGGAATTTGAACTTTATCTTCTGTATGATACCCCATGCACCGAACCCGAACCCGACCCATCTGAACAGGATCACCTCGATCTTCAACTACACCGACCCACCATACAAATTCCCCTCTACCAAAAAAATTACGCATTAATTGCTCTCTTCATACACAGTATTAGATGACGAATTTTCATCTACAATTTCGGAAAGAATTTCAGGTTCAACGGGAGTTCTCACTTCAGGCTCCACAACTTCTTGCAAAAATATTTTTTTATTGATTGATGTCATATTTCTCTCCTATAATAAAGATGTGTCTTTCGATATTTCCATAACTGTTGCGTATGGACTGCCTGTCGTTCCGCCAGTCACTTTATGCCTAAGTTTTGTTATCATATATTTTCCGCTCAAATATTTGTCCATGCCGCCTGAGTCTTTGTCTGACTCCATTCCGGCAGTTTTTGGGATGATTATATCAATCACTTCACCAACATTAAGGTGATCCACTCCTGGAATTTCCACATTTAATACTGTATTAAATATAATTTTATTGTATGCTTCACTTTTAGCTTTAAATTTTGGCGTTTTTTTAGGATAATGATCTTCAATTGTAAATGGTTGATTGCTTGAACTCTCATGTCCAGACCTAGTAGTGGTCATTGAAAGTATAGGAGTTCCGTCAGCATCACCATAAAAGAAAGACTTTTGTAATTTGTTGAATTTATCTTTAGTATTAAAATAATCGTATTCGGTCTCCCGAAAACTTTTTCTATGAATATCAACATGAAGTGTCTTTTGACGAAAAAGACCGCCTAAAATGTTCTCCATTGTATTTATTTGCTTTTCTACTGTATATGACACTATCTTAAAAGGATCGTCCCCTTTAGCACCCTCGTCGTCCTTTGGACTAGCACCTTTGCGGTTAAATGGCGAATATATCCAAGTCCCCTTTGATTCTGCTTGAACTAAGTTTGATACATTTTTCAATTTAAATCCATTAGAGTCCTCATAAAAGAAATATAATGGAATATGGTCATGAGAGTCGGCTTCATTAATTAAAAAATCTATAGTGTCGTCAGCTGTAAGATTAGGAATTACGAATTTATGGGAACCTGAAGTCTTATCATATTCAACTTTCTTTTCTAATCTAAATTTTGTAAGTTCTCTGATATGTCTGTAACTGTCTTTAATTCTATTATTATACACAAATTCGCCGACTATTGATTCTATCATATTAGAAATAGTATTTTTGTCAGTTTTGCCTAAAGACCGTGATATTTTATGTACATTAGACATAAAATACTCCGAACTGATTCCAGACAGCATGATTGCTTCTTTTGATTCTCCAAATTTATATCGTTCATCTATAGAATAAAGCCGAAAAATGTAATTATTATAATTTTCGTAAGAATCGCCTTGACTCCCATCGGTTTTATTTTTAAACGATAATATAAAATATTCAAACCCATCAAACCCACCTTGTATATTTTCTTCTTTATTTGGGGGAATGATATCAAATAAATCTAGAGAATCTTGAAGTATGATATCGCATTCTAAATAATGGCTTGTTATATCTTGATAGACGCTTAATTCCTCAATCATGAGAGATAAGTTTATCACTTGCCCTGCTGAAGTAATTAGGCTTGCATTCCGAAAATCAATATCACCAGGATGGCGATACCCTGAAATATTACCTGCCATTAGATTCCGTCCCTGAGTATCGTTTCAACTTCATCGCGAATTTTAGAAATATATCGCTTATCTAACAATTTGATTTTGCGTTTCTTTTCTTGAATTTCTAATTCATAATCATACTTATATACAGTCTTTCGATCTTTTGGGCTGGTGTATTGATACTGATCTAGATCGATGACAACGTAACGTTCATTAATTTTATGCCCATTTAAATGAATTTTTGAATGAGTTAAAATTTTTCGATATTCATGAACTTCGTTCTTTGCCTCAGGAATACTTCCATATTTCCCTTTAATGTAATCTTGAAATTCTTCTCCGAATAATGGCCACCCGAAAACAGGATCTACAATATTGTTATAATGGAGAATTATCCAAGCATAATTAGACGATCCATAATACTTATGAGCAATAATATCAGGTCTTTCTCCTTCTTGAATTGAGTATTCGTGATATACTTGCGTATTCTTTTTTATAGAAGACCTAATCTTAAATCTTCGCATAATATTGGTCAATAATACGTGACTATCGCCTGCTCCAATTTTTTGTTCAGTCTTTGGGAAATATGAAAAATAGTTTGACACAATTAAACTCCTAGCCGTTTATTGAGATAAATTTAGCATCTCTTGATCCAGGTTTTGATGCTTCGAATTCACCATCAACTGACGATCCTGCTGTGCGAGGATGCCCCCCGAAGTCTTCAGCTGTCATAATCTGAGTTTCTTGGAATTGGAGCCCAAGATTGACCTGAACTGGCATACCATTATCGAAGAATAGGGGAATACCTTGCGGTCCATAATCAACATTAACTCCTTTTAAAACTGATCTATTAATTTTAAATAAATTGTGCGCAATATGTTCTGAGAATTCAACTTCAAATTCCATAGGATAGTCGAAACCATAACTCCCTGCAAAATATGCTGGATGAGAATATTTTTTTAATGTATTAATTAATTTATTGATGATTAATGATTCTCCTTCATCACGTGCAACCAGATTCCAAGAAAAATTGAAGTCTCTAAGACCTACTCCCTTGAATACCTGAGCGAGATGGGGGTTCACTGCCACCCCCTGCTTCATCATCACAGCTGTTCCAACTTGATCAGCACCAACTGCACCAGCACCAATTGCCGCACCAAGCATGCCGCCACCTAACTTTTTACCAAGTAATGCAGCACCAGCAACGCCAGCAATGGCAGTAGCAGTATCAACCATATCAGATGCACCTCGTTTGCTTCCGTCGGTAGATGTACCTAATCCGACTTCAGAACCAATATTTCCAATTTTATTAGCTAATAGTGCACCAATATCTTGACTGCCTTCAGTAAGACTTCCTCTTCCTGCTGCTTTGCCTCCAAGAATTCCTAAAGATGCCTGTTCGTAATTTAAACTGTAGTCAGTTTTAAGGTTGCTTGGAACAGGAAGAACTATGGTCTGCCATACACGTTTTTGGTCAGCGTTATCCGCACTTGCACGTGTTCGGTTCATAACCTTAATAAGCATATAGTGTTCGTCAGTTAGATCTTTAGGAAAAACTATAGATTCTTCTACAGGCGAAGAATATAGCGATGATAGCTCCCCCGAAACCTTTGAAGGATCTATTGCTTTTTTTAGTAATTTATTGAAATTCGCTGAAAGGCTTGGACCGTTTTCGCCAAACGAAAGTCCAATATTTCCAACACCATTAATTCCAAATGGACTCTTAATGGAGTTTGAATTTATTCCCCCACCTAGTGCATCTTTAATGAAACCCATATTTTTTTCCTGTATTATAAATACTTAACAAAACTATTTATAATAATTATTATGAAATACCATCAAGGAAAATTTAAACCGAAATTTCCTAAAAAATACAGAGGGGATCACACTAATATTGTGTATAGATCTAGCTGGGAACTTAATTGTATGGTGTATTTCGATCGCAATCCTGATATAGTTTGGTGGGGAAGTGAAGAATTTGTTATACCCTATCGATCGCCTATAGACGGAAAACGCCATAGATATTATCCAGATTTTATTGTAAATACGACAAAAGGTGAAACTGTAGTGTTTGAAGTCAAACCTGCTGCCCAATCAAGACCGCCTGAAAAGAAGTCCCGAATCACTAAAAGGTATTTGAATGAAGTTAAAACTTGGGGAATTAATCAGGCAAAATGGGATGCAGCAGTAGAATTTTGTAAGGATAGGAATTGGAAATTTCAAGTAATAACCGAAAAACATTTATTCGGTAAAAAGTAAGGAGATATTATGATAGCGGAACTGGCAATGGCTAATGCTGCATTCAAGGTTATACAAGAAAGTTTGGCTCATGGTAAAGATTTATTTGAAATGGGCGAACATCTCGCACTATTCTCAGATGCGGGGAGAACGATCGACCATAAAGCAAAACTTGCTAAGAAAGGCAAACAGCAAGAAACTGATCTAGAAATATTCATGGCACAAGAAGCTATGAGAAATAAGAGAGAACAACTTAAACAAATGATGATTTCCACAAGACATATGATGTGGGATGATTTTCTGCACTTTGAAGGGCAACAAGCCAAAGAAAGAGAGAGGCAAAAAATACTCGAAGCCAAACGAAAAGCTAAAAGAACCGATTTCATTATTACAGTATTCGGATGGGTTATAGGGTTTGCTATTGTGGGCGGTGCTTTATTTGGAGCATTACCTATGATACTTGCGCCTAAATAGTAATATGGCAATTGTATTCGATCAATTATTAGCAAAGGGTGTACGTTCTGGGAAAATTCCAGCACGAACAGCAGACGCACGTGCTTGGTATAGAGATAAAGCACAAAATGTATCTCGTACTCGAGTGTCTCCAGATAAGATACTTTCGGGTAAAAAGCGGAGCCGACCTAATATCGGCGAGATGTATCATTTTAAATATGATCCTAAGACTAAAAAAACTTTACCCTATTATGACATCTTCCCTCTTATCTTCATGGTTGGCCCTGCTCCTGATGGGTTTTATGGTACCAATCTACATTACTTACCCCCGAAACTAAGAGCGGTGTTGATGGATGCATTATACGGTATTACAACAAATACTAAGTTTGATGAGTCAACTAAATTGGCTCTATCATATAACTTATTAAAAAGTTCTGGGAAATACAAATATTTCAAACCGACGTTCAAACATTATTTGTGGGAACATGTACAATCGCAGTTCATCCCTATTGCTTCAGCCGAATGGGATATAGCTTTGTTCTTACCAACGCATAGATTCAGAAAAGCTACCTCGCAAAAGGTTTATTCTGATAGTAGGAGTATGATTTAATGGGAATTTTAAAAGACGTAGCAAAAGAAGTTGCTGGGTCCATTATAACTGGCGGCATCAATAGGGTTCTTGGTGGTATTGGGGAAAAGGGAAACGAACAAGGTTTTAATGTAAATAAGATGGTCACCACCATTAATAAGAGTGGTATTGCTAAAGGTGCCCATTTTGAAGTTCAAGTTGTTCCTCCAGCGAATAAGGATTTTGATCCTACAGTAACCGAAAACTTATTATATCGTTGCGATTCAGTTGATCTTCCAGGAAGAACTCTTCAGACTTTAGATCATAGGTTTACAAATTACGGTCCAATGAATAAAGTTCCGTATATGGCTCAATATGGTGATGTTAGTGCAAGCATTATTTTATCTGAAGATTTGAGAGAAAAAGAATTCTTCGAAGTTTGGCATAATCTTATTCAAAATACTGGATCGTTTGAAGTTGGTGGTTCCGACACTTTAAATGGTAGATATTCGAATGCCCAATTTAATAATAAATATCATTCTTCATATATCGGAACTGTTATTATTAGGCAATATGGATCTTCAGGCGATTTGCGGTCTATTCATACATTACGGGAAGCATTTCCTATTAATATGAATCCAATCACAATGAATTGGGAAGATGATGCGCCATCTAGATTATCTGTTGGGTTTGCATATAGGTATTATAATTCAGTATTTTATAAGCAAGATCAGGCTGGACTTGGTATAGGGTTTGGTGTTAGTGTGAGTGCAGACGGAATTACTGGGTCTTTGAGATTGCCAGGATTTGGAATAATCTCAAATAGCGGAGTTAATAGTACTCCGTTGAAAAAAAGGATTGCCTCAGCAATATTTTAAATGATTTGAAAGGAGTATATTATGACATTACCTGTCATGAGTTTGCCGAAATATTCGGCGACAGTCCCCTCAACAGGGCGACAAATTAAATATAGACCATTTGTTGTAAGTGAAGAAAAAGTTATGTTGACCGCACTAGAAGGTGGGGATCAATTAGAAATTGTAGGATCTGTATTAGATATCATTGAATCCTGCATATTAACTGAAGGAATTGATGTTAGAGAATTACCGACGTTTGATGTAGAAAAGTTATTTTTAAAAATCAGAGCGAAGTCTGTTGGGGAAAAGATTGAAATGCGGGCGAGCCATACCAATGGCGGCACTTGTGATCACAAAACCGATGTTACGATTCCTCTTGATAAGATTAGTGTCACTGGGGAAATTAGTGATGGTAAAATAGAATTAACTAAGGATATTGGAATAAAATTAAAATATCCTTCTTTTGAAACAACCTATGGTATCGGAAAATTGGGTGTGAACGAAGCATATGATGTTATATATGATTCTATAGAATATGTATGGGATAGCAATGATGTGTATAAGGAATTTACTAAAGAAGAAATGGCTAATTGGGTCGGGCAATTAAATAAAGCCCAATTTAAAAAAATAATGGATTTTTTGGAAACAACTCCAAAACTGACATATGATATCAAATGGAAATGCGAGAAGTGCGGGAAAAGAGATAAAGTAGCTGTGGAGGGACTTACGAGTTTTTTTACATAGGGATGATGCATAACTCTTTGGCAAATTACTATCAATTAAATTTTGCCTTAATGCATCATCATAAGTATTCTCTTACCGAAATTGAAAATATGATGCCATATGAACGTGATATTTACGTTGCAATGTTAAAAAATTATTTAGAAGAACAAGAAGAAGCAATGAGAAAATAAGGTAAACTCCATGGCAGAACTACCAAAGATCAATAATGATGGGTTAGAAAATAAACTAGATAATCTTATCGAGCAAAATATGGCTGGGTTTGAATTAGTCGCTGGATTTGCAGAAAAGACAATGCATGTGAATAGCACAATGCTCTCAAATCAAGAGAGATGGATGCAAACTCAACGTGAGCAATATCTAAGTGAAGTGTCCTCTGCGGAAGAAGCACGTCGAGAACAATCACGATTGCTTGGTCAAGTAATGATTGGAGCGGATTCGAACTCAGGAACCCCTCAACTTGAAAAGAAACCTGATGCATCGGGTGATGGCGGTGGTTTAATATCCGCAGTTGCTGGTTCAATGGGCGTTGCATGGACTGCAGTAAAAGGTGGAGGTCTTTTTAGTAAGATAAAAGGAGCATTTAATTCAGCAAAGGCTAGCATAAACACTGTTGGACCTGCGATTGATGATGCTGCTAAAGCAGGAAATGCGACAGCTAAAAGTGCATCTAAACTCGGCAAATTTTTAAAAGGCGGAAATATTGTAGCAGCAGTTGCATTAAATGTTAAAGATGCTGTTGATATTGGCATGGCTGCACTTGATAATGATATTAATACTGAAGTACAAAATGCTGATATTGGTGGAGTTTTAGGTGGTGCTATTGGCGGTGGATTAGGATTCGTATTAGGTGGTCCAGCAGGAGCTGCATTAGGTGCTTCACTTGGTAATATGGTTGGCGAACATATCGGGGAAAGTTTTGACCCTGATGCTATGGCTAAAAATGTTGCCGATGGACTATTAGTTGCTGATCAAGAATTGGTTAAAAAGTATGAACTTCTTGAATCATCTAAAAAGCATTTAAGCGAAGAGCAATATCAAACCCAAAAGGCTTTACTTGATTCTGAAAAGGCTTTACTTATAGAAAAGGCAGAAGATTTCAATAAGACTAAAGTTCTATTAGAGGAAGAAAGAAAACTTGCTGGAGATAAGTATAACGATTATGCTAAATTTCTTGAAGAACAAGAAGCAATGGGAATGGCGGTATCTGAAGAACAACGTGGGCATCTATTGCAACTTGAATCGACGTTTGAGCAATCGTCCGATCGGTATGCAAAAGCAATCGACGATATGAAAGGGCGTTTATCTCAAGGCGAACTATTAGACCAAGCAGAAGATTCCGGATTTTATGATAAAGACTGGATAGGAAATTCGGAAATTGATAAGTCTAAAGCAGCTAATGCTAGTGCTGGGCAAATTAAAGCGATTTTAGATGATGCTGATGTTAGTGATAAAGATAGGAATTATCTACAAAACTTACTTATTGAAAAAATGAAAATGACTAAGGAAGAGCGGGAATCTTCCCAAAATAAGCATTTAGAAATGCAACATAATGCTACAAGTTTCTTGGAAACTAGCAAAAAAGCAAAAATGCCTAGTAATATATCACAACTGAATAAATTAGAAAAGGCTGAAGATTCAATGAATCCGTCCGGATCTGGTGCTGGTGGTGCAGTTGATAATGCTTCACGTGCAATTAATAGTGTGAGTAGCATTTCTCAATCTTCAATAAATGCTCCAATAACCAATGTTGATAATTCCCAGAGTAGCATAGTAAATCAAACTTCGGTGGCATCAATTCCACCTACTCCAAGGAAGAATAAGCGTTGGGGGTATGCACCTAAAGCATATGCATAAGGTGTAAAAAAGGGGAACATAAAGTTCCCCTATCGCTCTCACATTCCCTTATTTAGCTGGGTTATTCTTCTCCAGCCAACTTCTCAAAGAAACTCAAGTTGTCATCATCATCAAAAGATACCTCGTCACTAACTTTTGGTGCAGGGGCACTTTTTTGCGCTGGCGCACGTGCAGTTGTTGGAGCAGCGACATCTTCGGCTCTAGTTGAAATGCCTGCACTTGGTCCAAGAACACGGAGCATTTTGATATTCAACTCGTCATATGACTTAAAGTTGTTAGGATTTAAATACTCTTTAAGAGAATATAACGAATCATAAATTTTTTCTAATTTATCTTCGTTCCCATCAATCAATTGTGATTGGCGGTCAAATTCGGATTTATCATAATTCCGATATCCTTCAACTTTACGAATTTTCAATTTAAAATCCGCTCCGTCCCAAAAATCGAATGGATTGATAGGCGACTCATCTTCAAATTCTGGGTTCATTGCTTCATTCAATTTATCCCAAATCTTTTTTCCATATTGGTAAAGAAATACTTTTCCTTCGTTTGAAGGATTGGCTGGATCTTTAACCACATAGATGTTAGAGTAATATTTTAAGCGACGCTTTTGTTTACGTGCTTGATCTTTTCCCGCATCAGTTCCGTTATTCCATAACGTTGAATTGAATTCTCCAACTGGATCTTTTTCCCCGATCGAAGTTAATGAGTTTTCAATGTACCATCCACCTGGACCTTGAAATCCATGGTCGAATAGACGAACAAACGGCAAATCCTCACCATTAGGTTCAGGCAAAAAACGAATGATAGCAAACCCATTACCTGATTTATCAACTTCGGGTTTCCATAAACGATCGTCCGCACCGCTTGATTGTGTTCCAGTCCTCAATTTTTGGGATTCCGCCACTAAGCGGTCCAAAGAAGAACTTCTAGATTTTTTAAGACTTGAAAATGACATATTATTTTTTCCTCGTATTGCGTTATATAAAAAATTGTATCCACATGAAAATCATAATGTTACAGGGTTATTATACCTTACTTACCATATGATAGTAAAGCACTATTTCACGAAATTTTGCCCTATCAAATTGTATCGCTTGGTGGAGAAATGGGCGATACTTATCCATCAGAAACATTTGGTCATTCAGCATGATGTCGTCATACCGTTTCCATAATCTAGAATACCCAACTAAGTCATCTAGAATGACTAATGTTTCTAATGAAATCTTTTTCCGAAGATATGCTCGATAGATATATGGATGTTTACCATCAATCATCTTCAGTGAATCGTCAAGACTTATGTCCTGATCAATAATATTACATACATCTTCCCTAAAGCTGTAAGTTGAAGAATCTATACGTTTCTTCCATCCACTTACATTTTTATATTTTTCAGGGTTGCCGGATAATAAATTGCCTATCCAACGATCGTCAGTATTACATACATAATTAGCGACAAGAAAATCTACAAATTCTTCTCGTTTAAAGTTTTTGGATGCTTTCTCAAAAAAATATTTATCTTTACGGATACGAAAGGAAGATTCTTTCGCTCTCACTTTACCTTTATATTTAAAAAAATCATAAGATTTGCTAGTAAAGTGTTGATGAACCGCAAGATAGGTACAATAAGACTCAAATGCTTTCATAATATCGCCTGCTGATTATATAGGAAGTTTTGCTCCACCTTTAAATATATTTAATTCTATACATTCACGCATCATTTTTTCTTTAAGTGTTGGCGAAATTAATTTTGCTGTAGACTCAACGTCAAGTTCATTAATTTCGCACCAATGAATTATAGCATCGATATATGACAATTTATCTTTCTTAACCGACGTTTCAATTATAATTGAGAACTTTTCCTTAGTCAACAATTCTATCATAACAAATACATCCCTTTTTTAGCGACTCAATTATTATATTATACCTGAATGAAATATAAAAGTAAAGTGTTAATTTCATTTACATTCAATGAAATTGATAAAACTTAAATCTTCTCTTCGTATAGATAAATTTGAACCTTTTACCTTAAGTTGGATTGGATCTCCGAGTGGTGCTGATCGGACAAAATTAAATACACTACCTTTAATTAATCCTAAGGATGCATATTTTTTTCTAAGTTCTTTTGTGCAACTATAACCAACCACTTTATATGATTTTTCATATTCAACTATCAAGGTTAACTATTCCTTTAGAAATTAGCATTTCCCTATTAGCCATATGAAGTTCAAATAATTCTTCCTTTGACCCTCCATGATATGGTACAGCATGCCCCTCTTCAATTAATATTTCGGTCACAAGTGAATCTCCAATTATAAAATCACCTAGAATACGACCAAATTTACCTTTAAGGTCTTCCCCTTTTTTTGAGACTTGAGTCTTTAAAATAGTATCTTCATCTAATAATTCCTTTAATCTTTTCTTTGCTGCAAGACCGAATACTTTTTCTACCTTATCCCTAGTTCTAGATTCTGGAGTGTCTATCCCCATAACACGCACACGTTCATTTTTAAGCCATACCCCAAACCCTAGATCTATATCCACATCAACTGTATCGCCATCAACGACCTTAACAATTTTAGCTTTATATTCATACATACAAAATTATTCCTTATCTTTATCTTTCGACTTACCTTTAACATATGCATCTGCTCCGAAAAATGCACCAACTACAACTGAGACTGCCATAAAATATGTCGGAGCCATATCGCCAATAACTCCAGATGCATTAGTGTAGCCTAGTGCTTCAGTTCCGAATACGAATAATGGATACAATAGCATTCCAAATAGAGCAAACCAAACCATCTTCCTTTGCTGGTCTCGTTTAGCATCTTCATCTTCCATTTCTCTTCGTTTAGATTCTAAATAAATTTCCATCTCTTCATCAGATATTATTCCATCACCATTAATATCTAGATCTTCTTTTTTTATTACCATTTTTTCAATCCTTTATTGGTTGGCCAATGGGTTGTCCAATGCCTTTTGTATTTTTTCTTCTAAATCGACTTTAGTTTTTTCCACCTTATTTTCAAACCGATCCAATTTTGTATCATAATTATTTAATTTATCGCTAACTTTAGTGTCAATACGATACATATTGGTTTTAGCATCATTTAAATTTGATTCGATAGAACTTAATAATTTCTGCTGGTTATTGAGTTTTTGATCAATCAATTCCATTTTCTGTTCATATGCACCCACATCAAGATTAGCAACTTCTTCAACCTTTTGATACATTAAGAATCCAGCATATAATGAACCTAGAATAGTTGAAATCCCTGCGAATGCTGCACCTAAAGTCATAGGAGTCATTCGAATGCCGAATATTAAGAAGTCTTTGTTTTTTAAATTCTCTAGTTCTTCTTCAACATTCTCAATTTCTTCACCAAGATCCTTTGACATGATTCCATTATCCTTTATATGTTTTCACTGTTCCGGACTTATCATAAAGTTGAACATCTATTTTCTGTTCAACTTTAGTAACTTTTTTACCTGACGCTTCATCTTTCAATTGAATATACTCGGTAGTTCTGAAGTTATTAAGGTATATATCAAACACATGACTAATTTTTTCTACAAGCATAATGCCCCCTTTCCCGACCTTTCATTTCTTTTAATGCCTTTTTAATTGAATTGGCTCCCTGTCGTGGGCTCGAACCACGGACATTTTGATTAACAGTCAAACGCTCTACCAACTGAGCTAACAGGGATTATCAATTTTCAAATTCGAAGTTGTTGCCGTTTTCATTCATTTGCCTTAGTTTAATCAGTTCTTCTTGTAACCGCATTACTTCTAACCGTTTTTTTCTAAGTTCAAGTTTATATAACGAATTGCAATTAAGTCTTTCTTTTGGAGCATCTAACGGAATAATTATTCTAGCATACACCCCAACATCTTTCGATTCCATACGTGATATATCAGATCCCCCGAAAGGACTTTGATAATTATCTACAATACCAGTCATTCCTAATTCTAATTGTGTTGCCCCTCCAATTGCGCTATTACACTCTAATCCTTCAGCAGTACGAATCCTATCTTGCCCAAATGTTGATGGTGATGTAGGAATTGCCAAATTTAATGAACTATTTTGTGCCATAACTGAAGTCGACAATACAAAAAACAGTAAACCTATTTTTTTCATCATCATAATCACTTAAATTTTGAACATATTCTAGATGATATTGCAGCTTTAGTGATATTTTGTATTCTCAACTTTGAACGAGAACAAACATAGAATGCCTTATGTTTGTCTTTCTCTCGAATAAAAACATCAAATGTCATATGCCCGAGATATTTGAGATATATCACCTTATAGGATGTTACAAACGGAATAGGGTTGAATTTTTTATCAAATACCCCTATCTCATAATATTCAACATCCTTTCTTTTATTGAATATTTGTAAGGTAGTTTTATACACCCCCTTTACATATGACCTTTCTAATGTCAGGTATGTTGGTGTCATCTCATGTGAACTGACCCCATGCGACACCAGCATCATTAAACATAAAATCGCTATCCTCATTCTATTGAGCGATGCATTCGGCAGACACCAATGCTGTATATGATCCTCCAGGATATGCTTTACTTCCGCCCATAGTTGCAGCACTTGAAGTTTTGAACCAAGTTGATCCAGTTGCAGTCAAGTCGTATTTATCTGTCAAGCCATACTCAATTTTATTCGATTCATAAGAACCCATAGTTGCTGCATCAGAAACTGCTTGTACTTCAGTATCTCCAGTCCAGGTCACTACATCAGGTAATGATGGGCTAGAAGAAAATTCTGAAGGAGCAGTAATAGTTGCGTAATATGCATCAGCAAGGGTGACGTCAAACCGTGTAACAGCAACAACGCCCCCATCAGCTGGAGTAGTTGTTAATGTATATGAGTTTGGGTTTCCGTAAACTCCAGGCATATCGGTCGAAATGATGCATCTGGATTGAACTGTTCCGTTAATAGGAACGTTTTCCGCTATAGTGCTTCCGGAAATGCAAATTAATGTAATAATCATTAGTGTCATCTTGATCATATCGTTCTCCTAGTTTTCTTTTTATGATTAATCGTCGTATTGCATCTGGACAATTTCGTTATGTAATTTTTCTGAAGCATAATTCAGTCTTGCTCCTTTAGGATTATCCTTGATCATTCCGCCACTTAAAGTGATAGACTCATTATATACTCCACCATTAATATGGATTTTATAATATGAATTCATATTAATTTTATTATTCGAACGTTGTAAAATTTTAGCTTGAGAAAATGAATTGGCAAACATTTCAGAATTGTCTGATGCTGCAAGTGCTTTCTCTAAACGTTCTTTAGTTTTCTCTTTCTGTTGATTTTCGGTTTCAGCCATATCTTCTTCAGAAATATTTTCTTGTTTTGCTTCAGATAATATTGTTGTGCATCTAGGAGAAGTGTCTCCTTGTGTGCATGTTGATTCTAATTGGGTACTATTTATATTATCGTATAAATTAGAAATATCAATATTATTATCAGGAACTATAGCACGTTTAGTGTATCCTGGACAATTAGGATCAAATTGCGGATTATAGCAAGGATCAACTTTATAGTTATAAAGAACTTTTGGGTCTTTAATTAATCCTGCACCCAAAACTTCAATAGACCCATTCCCCCATAATGCTCTGTTGCTTTGCGGAACAGGAACAACTTTATTAATTGTAGTTCCTGCTATAGATCCTGGATTCCAATCATCGGTAGACCTAAAAATATATCCGCTACCATTAGCATATTCATTTTGAATATTAACTTTTACTTGATCGTCTACATTCTTTTGTATTTCATAGCTATACAACACTCCTGTTATATCTAGTCCAGGAACATTTGGTGGAAGAATACTATCCATATTCCATGCATGTGTGCCAAAAGCCGCATTACCAGTTCGATTGTAATATGGTGATATGCTATCAGAATAGCAATATTGTACCGATGAGACCAAGAGTGCTAATAATGCTAGTTGTTTCAATAGAAATGCCATCTGATTCTTCCAATTCTTTTCTAGTTTCTTCTACATGAGATTCCCACCCAAGTTTTGCGTCTGCGCCTATCAGCCCATCGTAAGGGCAGGGAGTTCCTGCATGCATCATTGAATCGAAGACACCCTTGTCTTGACACATAATTGAAACTGCGGCAACTTTCATCCCCATATCATACATAGTTTTAGCATTTTTTAATCTAAGGCAATTATCTTCAGTGAATGTTGTTCCTGCAGAAATGCCAAGTATTTGGGTTTGAACTGCGCCAGCAATACCTATAGTACAAAGATCACTATTATATCCAGAACTGAATTGAGGCGATATAGCAGATGGCGGTGGTTGTTTAATAGTATTGGTCATACCGCCATTGGTTGTTACCGTAGAATGAGTAGCTATAGGATCATCTAATGCTCCTGACCCAGAATATTCTTGGGCATTTACGAGTCCAATGAATAGATATGC